GCCGATACCGGTTGAGCAAATGAGCGCCAAGGATATTTTAGCGGCCCCCGAGGGCGTTTACGAGGAGCAAAAAGCGAAAATCCGGCAGAATATTGCAGACGGCGAGCGGTTAGAGATCGATGCAAAAGCCCGCCGCGAAAAGCTGATGGCGGAAAAGGAAAAGGCAGACGGCCCCGGCAAAAAAGAGGAAGATTCACCGCCGGCAGTGACCACAAGCCCGGCGGTTGCCCTGGCAGAGGCCAGAATAGCGGAGATAATCAATTCATTCAGAACCTTGACTAAGAAAAAGTTTCGAGAATGGATCGAGATCAACCGCGATTTGATACCAACAATGCCCGAAGATGTTAAGGCGGCAATAGCCAAAAAGATCCTTGCCAAGTTTCCGGAGGAGGATCCCGGGATAACCGGATTGAATTTGGAGAAATATGCCAGTAAAGACCCCGCCGATAAAGGACATAGTAATATCAAGTAAGGATCCGGAGCTCATTACGATCCTAAAAGATATTAAACTCACCATCGAGATCCGAGAGGGGCGCCTCGGGGATACCATCTATCGTTTCATCGACTACCAGGAACTTTTGCAAATTTTAGACGGCATTAGCTTTTCGAGGGTAATGCTAACAGAACTGAGCGAGGATCCGGCGGATCCGATCGAGGGCCAATCGGTATTGTGGCAATCAAACGGCGCCGGATCCGGCGATGATGGCGATATAATGGTCAAGATCACCGCCGGCGGCGTGACAAAAACCATAACTCTGATCGATTTTTCAGCATTTTAGGAGTCCTAACATGGGATCAATAACAGTCGGCAGTGTGATAAACGAGTTTGAAAGAAAGATCCTCGATGAAACAAACGAGGATACCGATGAGCAGGAAAACATCAGTATCTTTAATAATTGCATCCGGACCATGATCAACCTGGCCCCAAAGGTGCACCAGGAAACCGAGGCGGTACGCCTGGCCCCCGGTTTGCTTCAATTCTTGCCGGCTAAAGCATTTGAGTTGGTCGATATCCCGATGAACATGGGCGCCCTCGGCACCGCCCCAGGGGTGTTAGTGCGGGAAACCACCTTAAAAATAATGTCGGATCTCTATCCTCAGTGGACCACTGATACACCCGCGGATTATATCGAGCATTTTATGAAAGATGATAACGATGAACGCCGGTTTTATTGTTGGCCCCCTGTGACCGACCAGGTTCAAGTGTGGGTTTTGGTTCAGATGAGCACCTTGCCAACGCCGGTTGTTTACGATGTTGACGGCGATTGGCGCCTCTTAACCATCCCGGTCGAGGATCAATATATCGATGCCATCTATAATGGTATGCTTTATATGTATTATGACGATGATTCCGACAACCCGGGCAATACGCCGCGATCAGGTCAATTTTATCAGCGATTTATGACCGCCTTGCAGATCGAAACCACCAAACCGAGGCAACGGCAATCTTAAAGGAGTAACCAAATGACCACGGTATTATATCGAGAAAACGGCGGCGAGGTTATCAAGATCTCGCCAACGGATCAGCAATTTGACCAACGGGATCCCTCTTTTTGGAGTGTGGCCACGGATCCGACCTTTATAAACGGAACCGAGCTCCGGGAGGGCGGAGGCGGCCCTTTGCGCGTCCTGGGATTTGCCAAAATAATGGACGGCGGCAGCTGCCGGAACGCAACACAACCCGAGATCGATGGATTCGCGGCCCTGGAAACGGCGGATGAAAACCTGATGGACCGGGATGGAGCAAGGGCTTTATTCCAAACTCACCCGCGATTTAGAAAAATGATGATCGCTTTTGCCGACATTATCAAGGATGAGATCAATATCTTGCGGGCACAGCACGCGCTACCCGACCGCACCTTGGCCCAACTGCAAACCGCCATGATCAATCGGATGAGCGAGGACGATTAAATGACAACCCCGAGTTATGTGATACCGAGGGCCTATCCGACCAGGGAGATAGCGATCGCCGTTTTTCAAAAAGCGCCCGAGCACATTCAAGAGGGCGATTTGGTCACGGTGAGGCCTCCGACCGCCGGCATAGGCATGAAAGAGGCTAAATTGTGGTTGTGGATCCTGGTCGATGGAGTTGGTTCGATAATGTTGGATGCGGCGGTTTATGAGCCCTACGATCCAACCGGGATCTATAAGCCGAGATCGAATTATATCAGGTACGATAAACGCCGGTATTGTGCACCCTTGGCCAGGATCAAGCAATTATATCCGGCCCTTGACCTGGACCGAGCTCGGGATCCGGGCGATGCTTACCAACCGTTTTATACATTAGATGAGGATAGCAATTTATGGTTGACCGATCATACACCCTATGCCGCCGAGGGCCTTGTATTTGATAAAGTAAAAGGGGTTTATATCTGATGGCAACTTCAAGAATTAAAGGTGTAAACGAACAGATCAGCACCTATGGGGCCTCGGGTTTCGGGCGCGACTACACAAGCCTATCCACCTGGGAGGCCGCCACCGATAATAATTTGGTATCATTGGCACAATCCGAGGTTTTGGAGTGCTATGACGATGCCGCACAATTCGATGATCGGACGAGTATGGCCGGGGCCACCACAAACGCCTCATATCGGCGTATCATCCGGCCGGCCGGATCAAGGTTTGGATCCGATTGGCAGGGGCACAAGGGAGTAGTTCCAGGCCCAGGCGTTACGTTCACCAGGGCATCCGGTATCGGATTTGAGATTTCCGGCGAGGATTACGCGAGCATCCAGGATCTAATTATGTCGGCGGTTGATAACGATACCAACGAAACCACCGGCGGGGATAACACTACATGGATAGGAATTATCAATATTGATTGCCTGGGGCGCGGTTTTAATATGTCCGATGGCGCCGATGGCGTGGTGGTGAATTGCCTTTGCATTAACCAGGATGAACACCCTTTCCTCGGGGATATAGACGATTGTTATTTTCTTAATTGCACCGCGCTTGATTCGGTTATCGGCCGAGGTTTTAACGAGTTTTCAGTGGATCCGATATGGATAAATGACCTGGCCGATGGAAATTTTGATGATGATTTCGATGGAGGATCCGCCTTTTTAGAGGAAAACAACGCCTCCGGGGATGCCACGGCCTTTGGTACAGGGTCAAGGATAAATCAGACCTTTACATTCCAGGCCCACGGATCCATAGAAAAAGGCCGTTTATCAATTACCGATGCAGGCGCCCGAAATTACGGCCAGGATCTAAGTGCCCATTCTGTATTTCCATTTGACGATGATATTAAATGGCGGCGGCGAGTAGCCGCTTTTGATTGGGATATTGGTTGTGACCAATACTTTTCAATTTACCCGGTAATTGATTCCCTGCCGGGCGGATCTCTAAACTTTGGCAGACGAATAGTGAGGTAAAAAATGAACTTAGGAAAATGGGAAATAGACGATTTTTTAACATTCGTGGCGAATACCCACCATCCGGAAACCGGCCAGGCCACCGATGCAGATTCGGTGCCGACCTATCGGATCTATGAGGATGAAACCGGCACGCCGATCCTAACCGGCAGCATGGCCTTATTGGATTCTGCAAATACGGCCGGCTTTTATTCCGAGCGGATCCAGTTGACCGCGGCCAATGGTTTTGAGGTTGGTAAATCCTATTCGATCTACGTTTCCGCAACGGTCGGCACGATTGTTGGAACCATGAGCCATTTCTTTCAAATGGGAGTTGAGGGCGCCACGGCAGCTGCCCTGCAAACGGTAGACGATAATGTGGACGCGATCTTAGTCGACACCGGTACAACCCTGCCGGCCGAACACGCATTATTGGCCACCCAGGCCTCGGTTGATGTTATCGATGGGATTGTGGATGCCATACTGGTAGACACCGGCACCACCCTACCAGGCGAACACGCATTATTGGCCACGGCGGCAAACCTGGCCACGGTCGATACGGTTGTCGATGCCATCAAAGTTGTCACTGATGCCCTGCCAGATGGCGGTGCATTGACCACCTTAGACGCGAATGTAGACGCGATCTTAGTCGATACCGGGACCACTTTGCCGGCCGAACACGCACTTTTGGCCACCGCGGCCTCGATTGCGGGCCTAAATGACCTCTCATCGGCCGATATTCAAACGGTAATTGAAACTAACGACCTTGACCATTTGGCAAAAGTGGCCCATCCGAGCGGAGATCCGGTTGCAAATACCCTCCTCGATTACATGATGAACGTGGATGGATCCCAAACTTTTGACCGCACCACCGATGCCCTTGAAGCATTGGGCGCCGGCGGCGGAGGCGGCCCAACGGTGCAGCAAATTGTTGATGGCGTGTGGGATGAGCCGATCGCCTCTCATATTGCAGTAGGATCCACCGGCCGGGAACTTGACCAAACGGCCACCGTCACCCTGGTAACGTCCTCGCATATTGCCACCGATGCCGATATCGCGGCCGTCAAGACAGTTGTGGATGCCATCGATCTGTCAACGGGGGCAATCTACTCGATTGTGAGCCTGATTCCGGATTCGGGCGCTATGTTAGATCTTGCCCTCATTAAGGCCGTTACCGATCTGATTCCGGACGCGGGCGCCATGAACGACCTGGCCGCGATCCTGGTTGATACCGGTACCACCCTGCCAAGTGAGCATAGCGACATAATTGATATCGTAAGTAACCTGGAATCGACCTATCTGGATCCGATCCTGGTCGATACCGGTACAACCCTGCCGGCACAAATTACCGCCTTAAATGATCTGAGCTCCGCCGATGTGCAAACGGTTATCGAGGCCAATGATCTTGATCATCTGGCCAAAGTCGCGCACCCCTCCGGCGATCCGGTAGCGGATACGCTCTTTGACCTGATTATGAATGTAGACGGATCTCAGACCTTTGATCGAACCTCTGACGCCCTCGAGGCACTTGGCACCGGCGGCGGGATGCCAACGGTCGGCCAGATCGCGGACGCGGTATGGGATGAAGCTATCGCCGGGCACGTTTCCGCCGGCACGTTCGGCGCCAAAAATCAGAACCTTGTACCCTCTGAAACGATTGGAGATTATAAAGCGGACGTTTCAGCCCTGGCCCTGGCGGCGGACCTGGCCACGGTCGATACAGTGGTGGACGCCATCAAGGCGGTTACGGATCTCTTGCCGGATGGCGGAGCTCTGACCACAATCGATAGTAATATCGATGCCGTCCTGGTCGATACCAACGAATTGCAGACCGATTGGACCGATGGCGGGCGCCTGGATCTTATCCTCGATGCCATCCTGGTCGATACCGGTACCTCGATCCCGAGCACCCTTTCCACAATCCTTTTTCAGCAAGGATTAACCGATGATGCGATCTTTAATATGCAGGGCGATGTGGATGATCTGCTCGATGATATCACCGATCTGACCGCCGATGTTGCCGATGTTAAGACAGATACCGAATCGATAATCGCGGTAGTGGGCGGCGTGCCGGTAGGCGCCATAACCTTTGTTTACAATGTGACAAACCAGATAAGCGCGAACCCGATCGCGGACGCCGATGTGTGGGTGACAACTGATCCCCTTGGAAACAATGCAGTAGCGAGCGGCAGAACGGATTCCTTTGGAAACGTCACCTTTTATCTGGATGCCGGCACCTATTATTTCTGGACCCAAAAAAGCGGATTCAACTTTGAAAATCCGGACACGGAGGTAGTGAGCTAATGGGATTAACAACGGGAAGCCCGGTAACTCCGGTCGGCACCGGCTATATTGCCGTATCGAATTGGTACAATCAGATATGGCCCAATGTTCCTCTTTGCCCCAATCCGAAGATCGCGGAGGCCATTGTAGATGCCACCAGGGATTTTTTAAAGCGGACCGAATTGTGGACGGTCGAGCTCGAGTTGATTGATATTGAGGCCGGCAAGCGAGAATATATCGTTCAATCCCCCCTGGGTGAAATGGTTAGCTTAGATCATTTCGAGATCAAAGACGGCGATACCTTTTATAGAAAAACGCCTATCGCGGAGATTGCGGTCGATGAGAACCCGGAGGAAAGGGATGATTGGCGATCGCAGACCGCGGAGGATCCGGATGCGGCGTGGGTAGGCCAGAATCTTAGGGTAAATCTGATGTATACGCCTGAGATCGATATTGATGCCGGCCTGAAAGTCTGGATCAATATCATGCCTTTTGATGGATCCCAGGTAGTTCCTAAGATCCTTTGGACCCATTATAAAAAGACGATAGCCGATAGGGCCCTGGCCGAGTTGTTATTGTTGACAAATAAGCCGTGGTCAAACCCGGAGTTAGGATCCGCCCACGGTATCGGGTATCAGGAGGCTATCCTGCCGGCCAGGCAAATGAAGTTTTCCGGGTTCACCAGGCACCGGACCAGGGATATTATCACAACTAAATACACTGATTTTTAAGGGGTGAATCATGGCCGTTTTTAAATTTGAGAATAATGCCAAGGGGAACCTTGAAAACGCGATAGGCGCCGGGGATTCCTCTTTCAGCTTAGAGGCGGGCGATGGCTCCCTTTTTCCATCGATTTCGGCCGGAGAGCAGTTCAAGTGCGTTATGATCGAGGGATCCAAAAGCGAATGGATGATCGTCACCGATCGCGCCGGCGATGTTTTCACCGTTACCCGGGGGGCCTCGCCGCTATCATTTGGCGCCGGCGCCTCGTTCGAGCTCCGGATGGACGTCGACATTTTAAACCTGTTTTTTCAAAAGGGCAGCAATAGAATTGTAACAACGGATCCGGATGGATCCCTGGCAGCTGATTATTTTGGCGAGGAAGTTTATAACTCCATAAACGGCCGATGGTGGAAAAACGTAAGCGGTACGACCTGGCTACAAATGGGCATAACGGATTAGAGAGGGGAAAATGCCAGTAATTAATTTCAATAATCGAGGGGTTTCGCATTTACAACTTGCGATCGGCGTTAGCAGCACCGAAATTAAGATCCCCTGGGCGGATTTTTCACAGTTTATAAACCCCCAGGCCATCGATGGCGATACTATGTGGGCGGTCCTCCGGGATCCGATAGTGCGCGAAATTGTCAAAATAGATCTGGCAAATAGCAACCTGAACGAGGCAACGGCCTTTTTAAAGGTGGAAAGGGCCCAGGGCGGAACCACCGCCCAAATGTGGCCGGCGGGAACCCTGATATTTTTGACAACACACGCGGATCACTATGAGAGCCTTTTTCAACCGGACGGCACGCGGCAGATCGATTTTAACCCTAACGGCGTGGTTTCACCGCTTTATAGAGGCGAAAAAATACTTCAATACGCCGGATGCGGGGTTAGATGGTGGATGAGTTTTGACGCGGTTAATCCATATTGGCAGCTGATTGCCGGCGAGCCATGTGTGGATGAGGAATATATTGATACCGGTTTCGGCTTTAAAGTCTGGATTGTGGCAGAGTTAGAATGTTTCCGGCCATATTTTGATGATACCCATTGGGAACCCCTGGGCGGAAATCCTACTAATGGAGTGTTTACCGGTACTCTTTGGGAGTCTGATTTTAATTTATTCCTAGAAGATATTGGCATCTGGGCCTCCGGATACCGGCCATCATTTTGCACTATTTACCGGCCCGAGGAAACCCTTACGGCCCTCTTGAGGCTTTACGATACCAACGGCGGGCTATTGAATCAAATTAGCAGCAAGTTAATTGGGCCCGATGGTTTTACCTTTGAGGTAAATGATGGCGATGATTATTTTGTCGATCTTGGCCGGCTTTTAATGACCAGTAATGGACCGATAAGCGGTAAAACGCAAATGTCGAATTTAGAGTTTTATGATTGCGTAAAACAAACAGCGGGAAATCCTTTTACCACCGGATATGGCGGACAGATGGAGGTACGCGATCCGGATTTTAACACCGCCAGGACCGCGCCAAGCTGCGATGGTTTTGATTGGGAATCGCGTTTGCAAGTCGGTTGTCAATACCGATGGTGGGTTGGCGGGGATCCTAAACAGTATGGTTTTAATCGATCATGGTTAGTCTTTGATTTATCTGGAATAACGATCACAGAGATTGACCGGGTAAGGCTAAAACTTTTCCAATATGCCGTATCAGGGGGAAGCAGTATGGTCTTGCAAGAATCGAGCGCCACCTTTCCAATAACCTGTTCCGATTGGAATAATTTTAGCGGACCGATTTTAGCGGATCCCGAGCCAATGATTAACGGCAATCAAGAAATATATCTTAATCAGGATGGAATTGATCTGATAGCTGCCAATTTGGGCGGTGAGGTTTGGATCTGCATGAGAGAATTTGAAGCCGATTACAGCGGGATAGCGCCCCCTTATCCGCCAGATGCGGGAGGTTGGGCATCCTATAATGGAAACCAGTGGGTGCCACCGCCGACATTAGAGGTATTTGGTGAGATATGACAATCGAAACAGTACAAGTCTTTAGAGGGATCCGGCCCAGGATAGGCGCCACCTTATTAGAACCAAATGAGGCGCAGCGGGCGAGCATGGTAAAGATCCATCAAGGCCATTTGCGGCCCTGGTATAATCAACTGATTGCCAAAGACGATACGATATCAGGCAATTTGATCCGGACTATTTACCTTTATTTATCGCAATATTGGCTTTTATTCGATGCCGATGTTGATATCGTCCGCGGACCGATCGCCAGTGATATCGAAAACAAGTTGTATTATACCGGCGATGGGATCCCCAAAAAGACCAATGAGGATGAGGCCACCACCGGCGCCGGTGATTATCCTATCAATTTTTACCCGATCGGCGTTCCAGTGCCGGCTAAAGCCCCTATTGCGGTCCTGGGCGGCGGCGGATCCGGCGATGCGCGTGCGATCGCTTATGTCTGGACCGTGGTAACGTCCTGGGGCGAGGAGGGGGCCCCGAGTGCGGCAAGTAATATCGTAACGGCCTTACAGGGGCAAACCGTCACCCTTTCCAACATGGACCCGGTATGGCAGGCCGCGACCGCCTACACGGAGGATGATTGGATAATACCGTCCGTTTTAGTGGACCATGTTTACAAATGCGTACAGGCGGGAACCTCCGGGGGCCTCGAGCCGACCTGGGGAACGGTGGTTGACGCAGATACCGCCGATGGTACTGCAATATGGAGAGCCTACAAAAAGGATATCCTTTACGATTCCGGCGGCGGCAAGCGGATCTATCGTATCAACTCCGGCGATGAAAGTTCTCAGTATCAATTTGTCGACCAGATCCCCATGGCGAGCTCCGGTTATATCGACACTAAACTCGATACGGACCTGGCCGAGGTTTTATCGACCTCCGGATGGGTAGGCCCCCCGGATAGCTTAACCGGCATTGTATCGATCGGCCGGTTTTTTGCCGGGTTTGTGGGTAAAAATCTATATTTTTCCGAGGCGAATTATCCTCATTCCTGGCCACTGGCCTATCAAATAACCCTCGATTTCCCGATAGTGGGCCTGGGAACGATCGGAAATATCCTGGTGGTCGGCACCGAGGAAAACCCGTATGTGGTTTACGGTACGGATCCGAGCGTCATGCAACCGCAAAAATTTCCGGATCCTCACCCCTGCCTGTCCAAAAGAGGCATGGCGGCAGTGCCCCAGGGTGTTTTATTTCCGACAACGGACGGCCTTTACTTGTGTGGGCCGACCGATGGCATGGTGGTTTCTTACGGCCAGTTTACCCGGGAGGAATGGCAAGCGCGATTGCCTCATACGATGAGCGCAGAGGTCCACGATTCAAAATATTTCTGCTTTTATACGGATGGGGTGCCCGGGGATCTCGGGATCAATGGCGGCCTCTGTATGCAGATGGCCAATGGCCAGGTTGAATATGTCACCGAGCTCGATTTTTACGCGAGTGCACAATATAACGATGAAACCACGGATACCATGTATTATATCCCGGAGGTTTTGACGGCAAGATTATTGGAGGCCGGAACGCCGTATCCTAATAGATCCGGTCAAAGACTACTTGAAACGGGCGCGGCCCGATTATTGGAGTAAAAAAAATGGCTGATGATTTTAGAATTAGTGAAATGCAAGAACTGCTCGCCGGCGGATTCCACGATAATCTTTTGTTTGAGGTTGTCGATTTAACCGAGGGTGACGTAGCCGACCAGAATAAAAAGGTTAAATGGGTAACGATTCAGACAGTTATCGACCCCTCGCGCATAGCGGCGGGAAACTCCTGGTTGCAAGTACTTGATCCCGGAAACGGCCAATTTGTTGGATTCATAGACGCACTGCAAATTTTAGATTGGTCGCTAATCACCGGCATTAGATTCGGCGCTATTTTTGCAGGATCCCAACAGGATTTCATGTTAGATTTTGCAAATGGTGAGTTTTATGTGCGGCCAGGCGCGGTTAAACTTTTAGAATTGACCGACTTCACGGCCACCCTGGGGGATCCCGCGAATACATGGATCAACCTGGATTGGACGGCCGGGCCGGGCCTCGGTCAAACCATTTTCGGTAATGGGGTGCCCTGGCTAACGGCGGATAATCAAAGCATTAATATGGTGGTGGATCAAAGCGGCGGCGGGCCCCCTGCTATATTCACAATGATTTCCGGCGCCTTAATTAATCTAAATTCGATCAATGCCATTTCGGGCGGTTCACAAGTAAGCGCCGATGGCGGCAGCCTCGAGGCCTTTTTACAGGCCGAGGACGGCGGCGGCAACGCGGTTAATATAAAGGCCACTACAACGGCGGGGTTAATCGAGGTAAACGGCACCGATCTTTTAGATATTGGCGCGGCTTTTCAGATCATGGGCGATCAGACGGCCGAATCAATTTCGGTCGACCAGGCCGGGGATACCATCGCGGCGTTTATCGCCAACACTCCATTTTTACTAATAAACGCCCTCGAGGCGGTTTTAGGAGATTTTGGTGGCGTTACCAAAGTAATTGCCGATTGGACCAACTCCGAGATAGAGGCCTATGCCTCAGACGGCCTTAACACCGGCACCGCAATCCTGGCCATAAATAATTACTATGTTGATTTCGATGGAACCAAGTGGCTTGATATCGCGCCGGGTGATCAAATATTAGGCCTCGATGCAAACGAATCCTGGCACATTGATCAGGCCGCTAATACCATAACGGCTTATGTTGCCGGCACCCCGCAGATGGTTATAACCGCCACCGCGGTCCAACTGCCAACGGCCCGGATTGAAACCAACACCGGAACGCCGATCGATCTTACCCTCGATTGTGGCACCGAGAAAACTCTTGTATTAGCGCAACCGGTTTATGAGGATGCGAACCTGGGCGGCGCGGTGCTCCATCCAATCCCGGCCCAGGCGCCCGATACGGTTGAATTTGTGGACGAGGCCGCGGCAAATACCGGGATTTACACTTTTGGGTATGCAGTGGGCGAGGCCGCCAGCGGAAATATAGAGATCCCCCACGCATATAAAGAGGGCACCGATTTAAGTTTCCACGTTCATTTCAATATCATCGCGGCACCTACCGGCACCGACAATGTTCAATGGCAGCTGACTTACACGATATCGCGCAACGGTGAAACCCTCGATGCCCCCAGGGTAATAAACACGGCCGATATTCCGGTAGATACCCAATACGAGGCCTATTTAGCAGTGTTTCCAAGTATATCCGGCACCACCGGCGGAGTAAACGGCGGCGGAATCCAGATAGGCGATCAATTCTTATTCACCCTGGAAAGAGTCGCGGCCACCGGGGATGCCTTTGCCGGTGATGCCCTGGTCGAAACCGCCGGGATCCACCACCAGGTTGATACCATGGGATCCAGGCAGATCGCTACCAAATAGAGGTAAATAATGGGCTTTATCAATAACATATTCGAGTGGGAGGGCGATCAAACCCAGGCTTTTGGCAATCTGCTATGGAGATCAAAAGAGTACCTATATCCTAAAAAAATCAGGTTTGCGGCCTGCCGGATCATTTTTAATACGGGTGATTTGGAGGCATATTGGGCGTTAGTTGAGGAAAGACAGGCCATTATTGATCGAAACGCCGATAAACTGGCCACCGGTCAATTAGGAACGATCGGAGGTTTGGAGGGCGGATATATTCACGCTCAATATCCGATTGCCGGCGATAATCTTGAAGATGTGCCGGCAGAACCGGTATACGCCGGTGATCTCGAATTAACTTTTCGCCTGTATACGGATGATGTGCTCCGGCACACAAAGCAACTATATAACACTCAAATTTTTAAATTGCCATCAGGGTATCGAGGCCGCCGGCATTACTTTGAGCTCGAGGGTAATGTCGAGAGGATCAAACGAATTGATCTCGCAACCTCCGTATGGGAATTGAAAAACGATCAAGGGGAGTTTGGAGGATAATCAATGGGTACTTACGCATGGATTAGAGAGCAAGGTAGAAAGCGCAGACAAGAAGAGGCGGACGCGAAAGCCGATAAAGCCCGGCAACGCGAATTAGAAGATATGCAAATGGGCATGATGCGGAGCGAAATGGAGAGCTCCTCTCGGCAAGCCGCGGCAGCCGAGGCCGCGGCCAAGTCGGCGGCCCCCCTGGCACAGAAATATATGCAGATGTGGCAGGGATCCCTTGAATCCACCAAAGGTATGTTTAATAAGGCTATGCAAAATGTCGACCGTGGATGGGATGCCATCAAGACGATGCAGGATAATAAGGTCGATTTTACAAAATTATCCTCTGATCTGGAATCCGAGTGGAATAATATCAAGGATAAATTTGGCGGCCTCACTGATCAGGCCATCACGATGGCCGGCGAGGAAATGACTCAGCGGGCGCAGTTAGGCAAGCAATTAACCTCACTCGCGCAACCTGATTATGAGGGCGCGGCAGGCCGGGCGATGGCCGATGTATCTGCCCAGGGGGCAAAGGCCAGGCAGGCGGAACAACGCCGAATGGCCGGCCTCGGCATTGATCCGACCAGTGGCCGAGCTCGCTCAGAAATGAATACGATCGCGCAGCAGGAAACCCTTGCAAAAGCCCAGGCCGCGAACCAGGCCCGCCGGGGTGAAAAAGAGCGCGTGACCGATGTAACCGGCCGGGCGATGGAATTGATAGATCCGTCCAGGACCGCGGAGATTGCCACCAACGTACAAAACGCCAAAAATCAGGTTTTGCAGGGCCGTATCGAGGTAGGCGAGGCCGATGCAAGGCAGCAACAAGGGATTGCGTCCGCCGTCCAGGGCATGACCGGTGCGGCCAGTGATTTGGCCCGGGGTTATGCCTCAACGGTAACGGCGCCGATCGGAGAGGCCGCCGGCGTTTATTCCGGGATGGCCATGCAGGGCGGTTATGATCCTATTTCCGGACGGTCCGCCATGCCAACAACGTCCGCAAAGACCGGCCGGCCACTGACAACCATGCAAAAACAACGGATAGCCGCGGGCCTGGGTACTTATTAAATAGGAGGTATAAAATGGGATTTGCACAAGGATTTCAAACGGGTAGCAGTATCGGTGGCGCCAGGAGCACAATGCCTTTAGTTCAAGGCCTGGGATCAATGATTGATCGATTAGCCTCTCGGAATAAGCCCAAAAGTGTACGGTTTGGTGGTTCCTCCGGGCCCTCATCCTATGATAAATATGTCGCTCGCAAGGATCAAGAGGCGGCCACGGCCGAGGAGCAACGCCGATATGAAACCGAACAGGAGGCCCAAAAGCAACGCGAAACGCAGGAAACCGTCCTAAAAGAGCGCGAGCAGCAAGAAAAAGCGGCAGCCGCAGAGCAAACCAGAGCTTTAAACCAGGAAAAAATAACCCAGGTCCAGGAGCAACGCGAGCAGGCCAAAAAATTGGTTGAGCGATCCGAAAAAAAGGAAAAGCGGATTGAGGCATACCGGGCATTTTTGCAGGGTGTTGCATCCGGGAACAAGGCCCTTGCCGAGGAGGCATGGGGGGCATTAACTCCGGATATTGCCGATGATGATGAAAACGCCCAGGGATGGGCACAGGTTAAAGAGGAACCGGTCCTCGATGCGAACGGGCAGCCCATGAAAGATCCCAAAACCGGCAAGGTTATTAAAAAATTCACGACCGGCAGGGATCCCAAAGGCGGCGAGGGCAAAAATGCCATGCCGGCGCCAAGTGTTGATTTCAATGAAGATGGATCTATCACGGTTGATTTTCCGGTGCCCGGAACTGATAAGCGCGAACCCGTTACCTATGCCGATGCGGATGAGTTTATGAATGGCGTGGGTAATTTTATGAACCCGGAGCTCGAATTAAGCGGTAAACAGAAAAAAGATACCGAGGGCCGGGCGGTCCGCCGGGAGGAACGGCAGATCCGAAACGATGAGATCAAAGAGGCCCGAGCCGCCATGAAACAGGCCGCGGAGGATTTGAATGATGCGGCCATCGATGAGGCGGAATATAATCAAATAGTGGCCGAAAATAAGCAGATCATCGAGGAGGCAAAGGGCCGGGGAAAAACCAAAAGGCCGGCAACCAAAGAGATTGAGGGTGTTGAGGTCTATGCCGATAAGAATCAGCGCCCTAAAAAAGTCAAAGGCCTTAAAAACATTCGATTTGATAAGGATGAGGGCGCGTGGGTGGGTGACGATCCGGATGGCAACCCTAAATATGTGGCGTATAAAGATTAGGGGAGGCGCTACATCCGGCGTAGCAAATGCTACTTTTCGCGTAGCATTTTAAAGAAAAGAGGATAAAATACGATGGGATTCTATGCAGGCCCCCTGGTAGGACAGAAAAAGACCACCGATGAGGATGAGGAATCCAAATTCGAGGTAGGCCCTCCGGTAAAGAAAAAGAAACAAGGCGTATTGGCGCGGATCGGTGATGTTTTGCAGGCCGGCAGTAGCCCTGGCAAGGAATTTGCCGAACGCCAAAAACAACGCGAGGCCGAGGATCTTTCTAAGCCGGTGCAACCGACCGACCCCCAGGCCCAACGGCGGCCGATGGTCGAGGATTTGCAGGTGGCCAGGCAGGGGCAAGAGGCCCCGGCCCCGGAAGTGGCCCCGGAAGTAGCCGAGTTAAAGCGATCTCGCCAGGCGGAGGCCTCGATCCCGTCCGAACCTCCACCGCTCGAGGGATTAGAGGAAACGATCCCGGGTGAATTTGACCCTACTCCGAACGCACAAAAGCCCGTTATCGATCAGGACGATGGCACCGAATATGCGGATTATCTTAAATTATTAGGCCGCGGATCCGCCGATTTCGGAAAGGCGGCCGGCATGGTTATGAACCTGGTGGATCCGGTTTGGTATGCCGGCCAGGCTGAAAAGATCATCGGCGCGGTGCGGGGCGATGTAAATCAATTAAAGCGAGGTGAAAAATGGGCCGCGGCCACCTTTGGCAGCTTAGTAGAGGACTATTCGAGCGAGGCCAGTGATTTTTATGATCGCAGAATAACCCCGGCCATGAAAAAGGAAATGGCCAAAAACCTCTTGAAAGAGGATAAGGACGGTTTTTTTGGTTACACCGTGGGGGAGGGAGCAAAAAGCCCGGCAAAAATATTAGGCATGGTGGTTGAATCCATTCCATCCACCGTGGTCGGCATGGGCGGATCCGCCAAGTTTACTCAGATGCTAACCAAAACCGCCCTTAAATATGGGCCCGAAGTAATAGGCCTGCCTCTTTTTCAGTGGATGACTAAAAAATATGGCGTTCAGTTTGCGGCCGGCGTCTATGGCGGTGCGGCCGGCGAGGGCATGACGGCCGCCGCTCAGAATATGCAGGGGGTTTACGAGCAGATCAAGGGCCAAAAAGCAGAGGCCTTTAAAAAATCGCCCGCGTACAAAAAGATTTATGAAAGTATGTCGCCGGATATCCCACCGGAGGACCGCGACCGAGTTACAAAAGAGATTTTGGCCCTATCCGGCGGCGTGATGGTCGGCGTTACCAGTGGCCTTACCACCGGCGCCCTGGGCGCCCCCTCCGGCGGTTTCATGGGTAAATTGTTGGCCGGGTTAGAGGGCGATCGATTATGGCGGAAAATCCTATGGGGTGTTGTAAGCGAGGGTTTGATCGAGGAAACGCCCCAAAGTGCGATGGAAACCGTATTAACCAACTTGGCCACCAAGGCCCTGGTTGATCCGGATAAAGATATAGGCGAGGGCGTGGCAGAGGCCGCGGCCTCCGGTCTTGTTGCCGGCGCGTTTATGGGCGGCGGCATGGTGGCTTTAAGCGGCCAGGGCGGCGAGGATATGAAAACCCCGCCAAAACCAGAAACCGCCGAGGATATGCTTAAAGATGCTCCGGACCAGACGGCCGAGGAAATATTGACCGGCCGCCCGGAGAAACCGCCGGCAGCCGATAAAAAGGTAGAGCAAGAGTTGCGGCGGAACCTGGGTTCTGATTCCCTCGATGCCGAGGAGGCCGCGGCAGAATTTACCGAGGAGGAGCTCGAGGCGGCGGCGGGGGCGGAACCGGAACCAGTTGCCGGCCCGGAGGTTAAAAAGCCGGCCAAAAAAAAGGCCGAACCGGCCCCCGAAACTACCGAGCTCACCGATGAGGAAGTGGCCGCCGGGATTAAAGACATTACAGATACGAATGATTATGACCTCGATACCCAGGACGCCGGCCAGTTTGTTGTATCCGTGGTGAGGCATCCGGACGGATCGAGCTCCATGATCTCGAGGGATGGCGGCCCGATCATCGACCATAACGCGGAATTTTCAAAGGATAAAACCGATAAAGAATTGATTCAGTGGTCTTTTGAGCCATTAGGCGTCAAGTCGGTTGAGTCTAAAATCACAGCACCGCCCCCACTTCCCAAAAAGCCCAGGGCGGCCATGCCGACCACTGCCAAAGGCCGCATGGATGAGGGCAAGGCGGCCCAGGTAGGCCGGATTTGGGGAGTAACCCCGCCGGCAGCCGGCGGCCCCAGGAAAGCACCCTCTCGAACAGAACCCCCCTGGAAACGGCCCCCAAAGCCGAAAAAAGAGCAGATAGCCCAGGTCCGGGAGATCTGGAAAGGCAAGCGGGCGCCCAGGCCCGGCGGAGTTATCGAGGAAATATCAATTCCGCCGGCGAAAACCCGGATCACTCCGACCACAAAACGGAAAGTATTTGATGATCTGGCCAAAAAAATGGGAAAGCAGGCGGGCGCGAATGTTCGTTTTGATAATGTTATCTATCAGGATGAGCGGCCTATCGGTCTGCAAATGACAGTTACCAGTGGACCGGCCAAAGGCGCCACCTTTACCATATCCGATCGCGCACATAAGACGATCCCCAGGGCGCAGGAATTTCTTGACACCATTATAATGGCCTATGCAAAAGAGGGCCCGGCGCCAGGCGGACCGCAAAAGCAATTAGATGCTTTAATCAAAAGCCTAACCCCGGAGCAAAGGGCCAGTGTTTTGGATCTGATTAAAGATCCGAAGATGAAACCAAAGGAAAAATTAGGCCTCATCCAGGCGGATATCGCTACCCTGGGGCAGAAAACAAAACTTAAAAAAGCGGTCAAACCAAGCAGGGTTGAAACCGTTAAGCCGACCGAAAGCACAGGAAAAGGCGAAAAGGGTGCGAGAAAAAAGGCAAAAGCGGCGGCCCCCCCGGTTAAGGTTGTCGAGGCGGTCGAACCCGAAACATATCAAGAGGCACAAAAGGCTATCGATGATATGAAAGCGGAGCTCGCCGGCGAGGGCATGACCGCTGAAATGATGGCCGTATGGCCACCGCTCAAAGAACTCGAGGCCTTGCGCGATAGCTTTAAAAAACCCGCCGTGGAACCCGAGGGCGGCGGCAGGCGTGCACCGGTCCGGACGATGCCATCCACGTTGCCACCTAAGAAAAAGGTTGAGCCCGAGGGCGGCCCAAGGATCGCCCCGGTGCGGACGGTTGAAAGTGGCCTCCCGATACCGAAAGAGGTAACAAATTATTATAGCGGCGCGAGCCGGATCTCAGATATGAAAGGTCATATTGCGGCCGGCGTTCCGATCGGCGTTGAGATCGCGGAGCTCTCGAAAAACGGCGAAAAAGAGTTGATCCAGTATTTAAAGGATGGCGGCCAGGTTTTTATCGATTCCGGGGCGTTTGGCGCCTTTATGAACGGTAGCGAGGTTAATTGGCCGGCGGTCCTCAAAAATTACTTGCGGATCGCAAAAGCGGCCGGCGAGGGTGCTAAAAACCTGGTGGTGGTGGCGCCCGATGTTATTGGGGATCCTGTTAAGTCGTACACGATGGCCGAGAAATACCGCAAGGAGATTAACGAGATCGCCGCCCTGGGAACCCGGATCATACTGCCAGTGCACCGGCCGGCCGATGATTATGAGCCAGGTTTGCGCGGTGTTTGGGGATCCATGCAAAAGGTTATGGATCCGGAGAACCTCGATCGGGCTATCGCCGGGTTTCCCTCGAATAAGCAACCGATCCAACCCTCCGAATATGAGGATATTTTTAAGCATGAAAACCCGCCTAAAACGGTCCACCTGTTAGGCATAAGCCCGAAAAGAAAGCAATTTCAGGAAATGGTGGATGAATTGCGGCGCCTATCCCCGAGCGTTGAAATTATCGCGGACGCCAATCGCCTGAGATCCCAGGCCGGCCGAACCTTAAAGCCGGAGATTTATTCCGCCAGGGCGGCCCAAAAAGCCAATGAGGGCGCCTTATTGCCCCTCGAGCAGTATCAGGATATCGCCCCGGATTATACCGATCGAATGGGTGATGAATATACCGAAATGCCTGGCACCCTCACCGAGGACCAGATCCGGGCGATCGCCAAAGATCAAGGGATGCCCGATGGGTTTGTCGATGAGTTTATAACCAGGGTTGAAAGTGGCGCCCTGGGTGAGGCGGTGGATGCTGCCAGGCAACAGGGCGAATGGGCCATCGAGGATGATCTCGATTTCAAGGTTTTCCATGATATTCTAAGCCTATCCGAGGAGCAGATCCGGCCGGAAATGGACCGGGTTGACCTTATCCGCCGGGCGGTTGAATGGGAAAAAGAGAAAACAGGCGAAACGGTCAAGCCTCTCGAAAGCACCGGCAAGGGCGAAAAGGGTGCTCGCAAAAAGGCCAAAAAAGCGAAACCTGTAACCATGCCCCCGGGGGCGCCCACCGAGGAAAACCGAGCGATCTTAGAGGGGCACGATCGCGGATTAAAGAAAATCCTCGCTCAATACTTTGATGATGTTTCCGTTATGGTCGGATTCCCGGATCTGCAATATACCGCCGACCTGGCCACCAAACGGGAAATGCTCGAAAAGTGGATTGAAAAATACTTTTATGTTGATGATGTTCCCGAGATCCGCGAACAATTTGACCGCCTTGATAAATTCACCAGGGCCAAGCTCGATCAAACCAAATACGAAACCCTCATCGGAGGCCCGATGGAGGGCGATATGCCGGCGGATATGGAGGCGGAGCTCGGAGGCGCCGCCGCCCAGGTGGACGCCGAAACCGATATCGGAGAGGCCGAATATCACGGCAGGACGTTCGAGGAGGGAAGTGCCAAAAGCATTAGAGATTTCTTATCCGACCACCTTGATTATGAAAGGTTGCCCGAAAAGGAACTCGATACCACCGCCGTAACCGATGGAGTTGGAGATTTCGCCGGCAAGATGGTTTATCCCCTGGACGATGGCCGGTATTATACCGCCCCCAATAATCACGATATTGAGGGTGCGGATTTGACCTGGGAGTTAGTTCACGAATTAGCAGTGGTTCCGGAGGCCCGGGAGAATGAGATCGAATTTTATAAAGAGTACGAGGATCACCCGGCGTTAGCACCGGCGGCAGCACCCGCAGCGCCCCTGGAAAGCACCGGAAAGGGCGAAAAGGGTGCCAGGAAAAAGGCCAAAAAAGAGGCACCGGCAGAGGTTGAGAAAATTATGGCGGCGGCAATTCGATTGCCAGATGGCACCATAATCGAGTCAACTAGCCACCCCTCGGCCATGGTAGAGGCCGAAGATCGAGGGTATAAGGGTAAATATGAAGATGTGCACAGGGGATTTGTTACAAGCACCGGCCGATATATAGACGCAGACGAGGCCGCCGAAATAGCCAAAAGAGAGGATCAAGTTGAAACAACAAAAGACACTGTAACGGCCCAGGATTTTGGGCCTTATGGTGTATGGGAATATGACAGGCCGACACCAGACGAGGAACGAATAGCAGAGGCCGGGGCCCCGCCCGCCGATGAGGAACCAAAGCCGGCAGCTATCGGCCAGGCAAAAATCAAGGGCGATTGGGTTGATATCTCGGACGTTAAGCCGATTAAGCGGGGCAAGGATAAGGGTAAATATTGGGCCCATACGGTTAGCGGAACGCCGGAACGCGCTAAAGTTGAGCTCGATGAGCTCCGGGGTTTAGATGGCGGCGAGTTTGTAATGCCAGGCCCCCCGCCCCCGCCGCCCGATATAGAGGCCGAGATCGAAAACCTTACCGATGAAGAAATTGATAAAATGCTCGATGAAACCGGCGAGGAAGAACCGGCGGCGCCGAAAGCCGAATTAAAGCCCGGGGATACAACCGCATATAAAGGATATTTAATTACAGCGTCATTGACCTCCGGTGAATTTATAGTATCAAAAGATAACGCCCGGATTATTAACACCAAATCTTTAGCCGATGCAAAAACAGAGATCGATAATTTAACCGGGGCTGAAAAGCCGACCAAGGGCCCGAAAGCTCCGCCAAAAGAGCGGGCCCCGCGCAAGGCAAAGGAACCCAAACCGGCCAAACCATTATCCGAGATTATACAAGAGGGGGCGGCCGAGGGTTTAGCCGGCGCCGAGGATGCCCTATCCGGTCTTTATGATCTTTTCGGTGGAACTACCAAGCTATCAATGGGCGTCACCTTTGATGAAGATACCTACGCAAAGGCAAAACCCAAATTCCAATCGGCCTATGAACACATGAAGTCGGCCGGAAAATCCTTAAAAGAATTTTTCAATTTCTTTGTTGAACGGTTTGGCAACGGAATAAAGCCATATCTCAGGCGATTCATTCAAGAAACTAAGGCGGCCATCGCCGCGGCAAAAAAGGCCCTGGGTAATTTTCAAAACGTGGGCTATGTGTACGATCCGGAGGATTTAGCCAGGGGGATCCAGGGCAAACCGCCCAAAACTCAGATTAAGATTATCGGTGATAAGATGGCCCCTGCTAATATCTGGAATATTGATTTTCCAGAGGGCGCCTCTTATGGCCTGCCGCGGTTCAGAAACGCGGCAAAAAAGATGTTTGCCACCTTTAAGGACTACGTTGAGCGCGAGGCGTCACTCGGGAGCCACAGTTATCGCAGCGAGAAAAAGTGGGAAACCCGAGTGCAAAACTGGTTAGATGCCGGCCATGAGATTAGCGAACTGCAAGACCTGGCCACTCAATACGGCAAACACATGGAAAAGGTGGTCAACACTTTTTCTAACAAACTAACCATAATGGATGCAGTTGGAGATTTACAGCGGCTATTTATTCCTCCGGGCGTCATGGGTGATGGTGTTTACCCGGATTTTTACGACATTGATAAGAATCTGCTTAACGCCGAATTGTGGAACCAGGAATTTATCGTCAATCGCTACCAAAAGACCCTTTACGAGTTTTTAACCGAGCGATGGCAAAAGTATCTCGCCCAGGAAAACGATATCCTGCTTTCCGAGATCGATATCCACAACCGGGAAAAGAATAAAGAGGTTATCAGAACCGGCTTGCCGGATTACCGCAAAGGTCAACCACTGACAAAAACCGAGGAGTTAAAGGATCCGTTTGGCTTTAGCGGCGTGGGTTTTGGTACTGCCGGATGGATTGATCAGGCAGAACGCCACCGGGTAGTAAACGCCGCCTTTGATGCCTTTAAGGATCTGGCCGCGGTGATCCAAACGGGAACCGATAAAGCGATGGGCCTGGCAAATGGCCTGGCCATCCAATTTGCTAACCTGGGGCACAAAGCCAAGGGCGCGGCAGCCGCTTATTTCCCGGATCTACGGACCATCAACTTTACCCGGGATAATGGCGATGGCACCCTTGCGCATGAATGGAGTCACGGTTTCCACGCGCAGGCGCCCTCAGACGTTGAAACCAAGCTCGAAAGTCTGATTGATGCCTTTATGGACCGGTACGATTGGGAGGCCGGGCCGCGTTTGGCCGATGAGATCATGGATCCGGAAAGTGGATTTATGAAACGCCTGGTGCTTAAAAAAGGGCAAACCAGGCTTGATTTTATAAAAGAGGAAGTATCCAGGCGATACAAGGACGCGGTTAAAAAACGGACCGATTATTATAAAACGGCGTTGGCCCTGGACCCCGTATATACCGCCCGCCGCGAGGAAATGTGGGCGCGAGCGTTCGAGGCCTGGGTTTATGATACCCTGCCCGGCACAAACAATTATCTTGTAAATGATTTCGTGGAGGCCGGCCGGATCGGCGGCGCCGGCGTTGTAGGATCTCATCTTGTTTATCCTGCCGGCCAGGAACGCGAGGAATTTGCCGAAAAGATTTCGCATTTCCTCGATGGCGTTCAGTGGGATGCGGACGGCAACCCGAGCATGAAAGATGATTATGTCGACTTTGAAACCATACAGGCGGAGAGGTTAGAACAGGAAAAACAAGCCTTATTGGATCAGATCGAGGAGCGGTATAAAGCAATTTGGTCCTCAGAGCAATCCCCGGACGGCTATTACTGGTATCGATATGACGCTACCGGCCTGGGGCCGATGATGCAACCGGATGGATATTCTGCCTATGATAAATCCTATAAAGAGGAGGGGCAAGGGGGAGCCGGGGCGGTCGGATACTTGACAATGTTGCACCCCGATGATATAATTGGCTATAAGCTCACAAATTTCATTTATGACGGTGATACCGCCACTTACATTCAAGAGGGGGCCCAAGATGAATCTGAGTTGGGAGAAACTGGCGAGGACGCACTGGACGAAATACCTACCCGCCCTGGTCAAGGGGTTGGAGAGGCGGGGGAGGTTGAACCAGGAGATCAGGGAGAGCGTGGGGAAAGCGGAGGAGGCGATGGCCGACCTGGTAAGGAGAGGGGTGAAACCGATGGCGGCGAGGGAGATAGTGATACAGGAGCATATCCTGCTACCCCCGGAAACTACCGAATAACTGATGAATCGCTTAATTCTGCATCAAATGTAAATGACCGCTTTAATGCCAATCTTGCAGCACTCAAAGTATTAAATCAAGTCGAGGCGGAGCAACGATCCGCAACCCAAAAAGAAAAAGATATCCTGGCCGGCTATACTGGTTGGGGCGGTATGTCAGAACTGTTTGCGTGGAGTCCTAAAGATGCCTGGGCGGTCCGCGCCGAACTGGTTAGGGCAGAAATGACCGATGAGGAGCTTTCGGATGCAGAAAAATCCTCCGTATCGTCTTATTATACACCGGTGCCGGTTGCGCGGTTTATGTGGAAACTGGCACAACGGTTAGGATTCACCGGCGGCCAGGTTTTAGACCCGGCCTTTGGGGCAAACGGCGTTTTCACCGGTACGATGCCAGATGAATTAGCGGAAAGCGTTTCCGTCCAGGGTGTTGAAAAGGATGGCCTTTCATCCCGGATCGCCCGAGCTCTATACGAAAAAGCCTCTATCGAACATCAGGGGTTTGAGGATTCTAAAAAGCCCCTGAATCGATACAATCTCACCATAACAAATGTGCCGTTTGCTAACTATTCGCCGTCCGATACGAAACATAACAAGGCCGGGCACAAACTCCATAACTATTACCTTAATAAAATGCTCGATCTTACCTCCCCGGGCGGTTTGGCGATGGCCATAACCACCTCGAACACGATGGATAAGGGCGGCGGCCATTTACAGGAATTTTCCCAAAAGGCCGAATTTGTTGGCGCCATCCGCCTGCCATCGGCCATTTACAGCGCCACCGGAGTTGTTACCGATATCCTGGTATTCCGTAAAAACATTGAGGGCAGCGAATTTAAAGGGATTGAGCCCGATATTTGGACCGCCCAGGCGGTCGATGAGGGCAACGATATTATTTACAACGATTACTTTATCAAGCACCCGGATATGATCGCCGGCAGCCTTGAAAAAGTACAGGATCGATGGGGCGCTGATAAACTGCGCGTTGTTAAAATCGATGATAATATCGCCCGGACCCTGGCCGAAAAGGCCGCGGCGTTCCCGGTGGGCATAGTTGAAACCGAGGTCGTAAAAGCGGATCTATCCCTCGATGATATAATATCTGCACCCGGAACGGTAAAAGAGGGCGGGCTTTATCTAAACGATAAGGACCAGGTTTCAGAAAAGGTGGACGGCCAGGAGGAAGTGTGGCCGAACACCACGCCCGCTGAAATGAGGGCTAATAAACTTGGCCGGCAATACATTAAGATCCTGGACCAGGTGCGGGCGACTTTAAGAGCGCAAAAGCAAAACCTGCCCGAGGCAGAGATCAAGGCCGAACAGAAAGAATTAAAAAAGGCCTACAATCAATTTGTAAAAAAGTTTGGCCCTCTGAATGATCCTAAAAACCTTAAAATTTATGTATCCCTCACTGATGCCGCGTGGGTTACAACCCTCGAAACCTATGATCCCGATACCGAAAAAGTCACAAAACTCGCGGACCTATTCACCAAAAAGATTGTAGGAACCGAAAAGCGGCCCGATTTTGCGAACACCGACCATGACGCCCTAAGCATGGCCTTGGATGAATTTGGATATCCAAACCTTGATTACATGGCCAAGCTCCGGGGCACCGATCCGGATACCGTATTAAAAGGCGTGCTCGATAAAGTTATCGAGAACCCGGAAACCGGGATCCTTGAAACGATGGATGAATACCTGGCCGGCAACGTGCGGCGAAAGTTGAAAGTGGCCAGATCCATGGCCGCTGATAATCCGGAATATGAGCGGAACGTAAAGCTATTAGAGGCCGCCTTGCCTGATGATATCCCCGCGCACCGAATAACGGCGCGAATTGGCGCGTCCTGGTTAAAGGGCGCACATATCGCGGATTTCATAAAAGAAAAGCTGAAAATTGGTAACGAGCTCCGGCCTGTTTTAGAATTAAATCCATTCACCGGGATCTGGAATCTTACCTTTAACGGCCCGAGATATGGCGGCAGCAAGGCCCAAACTAGACGCGATATCGAGAAGTACAAGACTAGCGTTGAGGCCAAGTCTGTTTGGGGCACTCCCAGGGCGAGCTTTTTTAAGTTGATGGCCGATGCCCTGGCGGGCAAAGTGCCGGTTGTCACCTATAAAGTGGATAAGAAAGTCTATGTTGATGAAGTGGCAACGGCCGGCGCCGTGGCCAAGCTACAAGAGATCCAGGCGGAATTTAACCGGTGGCTGTTTGCCGATCCTGCCCGCGCCGAGGAGGCCCAGGTCCGCTTTAACGATATCGTTAATACCTCAACTCGGTCGCACTATGATGGCGCCCATTTAACATTTCCCGGCAAGAGCATGGAGGTATTGACGGCCGCCGAGGCTAAAGAGTTGGGCGTTGATGATAAGATGGTTTTTTACGATCATCAGGTAAACGCCGTATGGCAGTATTTAAGAAATGGCAATCTCTATCTTGCGCATGAGGTCGGCGCCGGCAAAACCTTGACAATGGCCATGATCGGCATGGAGGCGAAACGGTTAAAGGGCAAGAAAAAGGTTCTTTACGTTACGTTGAACGACTCCACGATGGGCCAGGCTGTTGAGGAAATTAAAAGGCTTTACCCCCTGGCAAACGTAATGCCGATCCAGGTATCCACCGTAAAAGAGCGAGCTCGGAAACAACTTCAAAAGATGGCGCTAAACGATTTTGATATCGCCATCATGCGGCAGCAGGATCTAAACCGGATCGCCTTATCCCCCGAGGCTGAAAAAACCTTTATCGATGAGGAATTGATGGAGTTGCGGGAAGTCCTCGAGGAGGCAAAGGCGGCCGGATCCCGGATCATAGAGCAAGATATTCAAGGTCGGATCCTGGCCTTAGAGGCCAAGTTAAAGGCTCCCGGAACTTTTGCAGAGGCAAAAGAGGCCCAGGAAATTTACTTTGACGATATCGGCGTGGATTTGATGATAGTCGATGAAGCACACGCCTATAAAAATATCCCGTTTTCGACAAGCCTTAATCGAATTACCGGGCTAAACCCCGCCGGCAGCAAGACCGCCCAGGCCTTTTTCCGGAAAGCACAATGGTTAAATGCTACTCAGGCGAAAAAGGACGGCATCGTATTGGCCTCCGGAACCCCCCTCACCAACTCGATCGCTGAATTTTACAACCTGCAAAGGGCGCTGCAACCAGACGAGGCAAAACGGCAGGGCCAATGGCGGTTTGATAGATGGATTGCCAATTATGGAGATATCGGGGCCCAACTTGAATGGGATGGCGCCGGTCAGAAATTTAAAACGGTAACAACCAATAGGCGTATCGTGAACGCCGGCCGTTTGCTTGCAACCGCATTTCAGAACATCGATAGCGTGCGAGCCGAGGATACCGATATCGCCCGGCCAGTAGTTTATGGCGGGAAACCAATCGGAATGACCATCCAACCCAATAAATACGTTATCGATTATTTTGAAAACGTGGTGAGGGATCGAGTCGAGGCGATAGAGCAGGATCCTAAAAATGCCGAATACGAGGGCCGCCCGGATAATATGTTGCGCATCATTTCAAACATGAGCATGGTTGCCATCGATCAGCGATTGTTAAATAGTAAAAAGTGGGATCCAAAAACTGATACTTGGATTCCGGCCCCGGGGCCTTATGCAAACACAAAAATGCAAAAGGACTCTAAGATCTATGTAGCCTCGCGTAAAATTTTCGAGCGATGGAAAGCAGAAAAAAAAGACAAGGGCGTTCAACTGGTGTTTGCCGATATGGGCGTGCCCGGCCGGTATTTAAAAGCATTTAAGTACAAAACAGATGAACAGATCGAAAACATGAGCGATGAAAAAAGGCAAGAGTATGAAGACGATCTGTTCGCATTTGAAAACTCGGGCCTTGGGTTCAATACCTATGACGGCCTCAAAGATGAATTGATAAAATTAGGGATCCCTAAGAATCAAATTGCATTTATCCACGATGCCGATCATTCAAATAAAGAGAAAAAGGCGATTAATCTCAGGCGCCTATTTAAAAAAGTAAACGCCGGCGAGGTCCGGGTGCTGATCGGATCCACCACAAAGGCCGGAACCGGGGTTAATGTTCAAAAGCGCGTTTCAGATATCCACCATTTAGATGTTTGGTGGAACTATTCGGCCTGGGAGCAAAGGAACGGCCGCGGGATCCGCTCGGGCAATATCTACACCGATAAAGATGGCGTGCGCATCTTTAACTATATTACCGAAAAGAGCGTGGACGCGCACCGGTGGGGGAAAATCTTCCAAAAGGGCAAGGTGCTCCATTCCGCACTGTCCGGAGATATCAATATCGATGTTATCGAGGATATCTCCGAGGAAGTGATGAGCGCGAAAGAAATGGAGGCGGACGCCTCGGGCAATCCCCTATTGCGCAAACAGTCGGAGCTAATGGATTTGGTCCGGACATTGGGCCTCGAGCGGAGTTCGTTTCTTAATACGGTCCGGGATGCCAAAAATCAACTTGTGGCGATGCCGACCCGGATCGAAACCCTCGAATCTCGAATCGCAACCCAGGAAAAGAGTAAGGCGATCATGGAACCGATAACCGCCGTCCGCTTTACCGGATCCGATGATATCCTGGTGCTTAAAAAAGACGGCAAGAAGATCGCAGACTCCCTGGCCGCGGCGGTCGAAAAAACCCGGCCGGTTAAGGATGGCAAGTGGTGGGATAAGGAAAAAAGCGAACCAACGCTCGTTTTTGGCGCCCATGAGGAGGTTGAGGTCGAGCGCCCGGTTCTCGATAAAGATGGCAACGAGCAAAAAGATAAAGATGGCAAAACCAAAACCAAAGCGGTCAAGGAATACAAATTCAAACCGATTAAGGCCCAGGCCTTAATCGAAAGTGCCGCCGGCGATAGGGCCCGGCGATGGTTGACTCTCAAAAACGGCGTTACTTCAAATTCATACGCTCTTGCCGATTGGTCCGATGCCCTGGGCGAAAAAAAGGCGGCCCCGCCGGAAATCACCGGGAACGTATCCAGATCCGTTACCAATTTTATAGCAAACCTTGATAAAATTATAGGCGAGGCCCAGGATGAAATAGCCGAATTAAACGGCAAAAAGCCGGCCCTCGAGGAGGTTGCTATATCGAAATGGCCCAAAGAGAATGAGTACGCACAGGCCGAAAAGGATTTGGCCGAGGTTGAGGCACAAATGTCGGCCACACCCGGTATGGCGGTTGAGGGCGCCAGGCCGGTCCGCGACTATAAAGCCCCGGTGCCGATACTGGAAGATTTTGCCGAAAAAGATAAGTGGAAAACGCAAGGCGGGTATATCTGGCCGAAGCAAGAGCAATTTTCCACGGATCCGCCGGCCTTTATGGTCCGGGAGGGTAGTTTCGATTTAAAAACCTTTTTCGGGGAGCAACGTAAAAAATTCGATCCCGGGTATGCTTACAATTCGCCGGCGCCGGCCTCGCTATTCGAGGCGGACCCCGGGCCAGAGATCGAGCCTCCGCAGGAGTACACGATCGAGCCCGCGGCCGAGGTTGAGGCCGTGGATAAGGGCGGCGGTTATTGGGATATCATAGAGGCCAAAACGAACCAGGTGCTTTATGAGGTTGAGAACGCCAATAGCGCGGAGGAGGCACACGCAATTTTTAAGGGCACCCGGTATGCACCGCAAGCGGCAACTAAGTTTTGGATTAAATCAGAGAATGATTTTTATAGCATCGCCCCCGAACTATGGTTGATGGTGGAACGCCTTGCCGGCCCGGGCACCTGGCATTTAGGAAAAGATGTGGCGGGCGAAAATCATATCGTGCACCGGGATGATAGCGGAGTCAATGATATTGTGGCCGAGGTCCGATATGAACCCGAACCGCCGGCAGCCATCAAGGGCGAGGCCGGAGCTCCGGCGCCCAGGGCCAAAAAATTTGCACCGGCGACCCCGCAAACGGTTGAGCAGGTTAAAACAATGGTTGATGCCGTCCGGGTGAAATGGGCTAAAGGGGCCCCGTACGTTAAGATCTACCGCACGCAAGAGGGCCTCCCCCAGGACGTTAAGGACTATCTTAAAGCCAATTATAAAGACGCGGGCCTGATCGCCGGCGCCTATTATAATAATACGATTTATCTGATCGCTGAAAATTTAGGATCAAACGCGGAAACCACCACAACCCTTTTGCATGAGGCGTTTGGCCATCATGGGATCCGGGGCATCCTGGGTAATAAGATTTACCCGGTATTAAGGGATCTTTATATCGCCAAAAAGAGAGATGTTGACGCGATCGGGGCAACCCTGGGCCTCGATATGAAAACCACCGAGGGCCGCGCCCAGGCCGCCGAGGAATGGTTTGCCGGCCAGGCACAGCAAGAGATTGAATCCAGGTGGTTTGATCGCATGGTCCGGGCTATCCGGGAGTGGATCCGGGCCGCGGGTATCAAGTTGAAACTATCGGATGCAGAGATCCGGGCACTGATCGCAAATGCCAGGCAGTTTGCAAAAGCGGGCAAAGCGGTCGAGCCGATCGCCGGCGCCGCCCCCGCCTTTAGGCAAAAGAAAGAACCCCCGCGCAAGGGTAAAAAAATCGAGTATGGCCATATCCTAACGCCCGAGCAAAAAAAGCGAATGGCCGCGGCCAAAGGCGTAGGCAAAACGGCCTTTAAAGATGTTGCCGGCAAAAAATATGAGGAGTTAAAAGCACAACGGCAGCATTTTCCGGCGCTAAACCAGGTCGAGGATCCCAAACTCAGGGCGCAGTTTGCCGATATCTTGCGCATCCATCAAGAGATACCCGAGGTTGTCAAGCAGCAAACCGCCGATGTTATGCGCGGGTTTATCGAGAATTTGGGATCTGATGCCTATGATATTTACGCCACCAATATCATTTTGGCCGATATGGTGCGAGATATCCAATCAGGCCTTTTAAATGATGCCCTATTGACTAAGGGGCAAACCCTGCCTTTTGGTTTTGAATCCGTGGCGGACGTTGAAACCGCTTATAGCAAGTTTCAAGCCCTGGCGGCGGAGCATACTGAGATCCGCGATGCACTGGCCGCCCGGAAAAAATATATCTCTAAAATGGTTGATGGCCTGGTCGCGCACAAGATCCTTAAAAAAGAGGTCAAAAATTACGATGATTATTACCACCACCAGGTTTTACAGTATTGGGGAACCAAAGATAAGAAAAAGGGCAACGTAGCAACCGGATCCCCGGACGTTCGCAAACACTGGCGCCCATGGATGGTTGCCCGCAAGGGATCCCTGCTTGATTATAATACTGAATATATCGAGGCTGAATTTGTCGCGCTATCGCAGCAATTAGCCCAACTTGAAACCGCCCGGGTTTTAGAACGCCTCCGGAAGATGGCTGATATCAAGCCGGAATTGCACCAGGAGGCAACTGAAAAGAATCTTGAACGGTTTTACCAGGAGGCAGCCGAACGCCTTTCTAAAACCCTTAAAACTCCTTTGACCGCCCAGGATGTTATGAACGATGAGGAGTTAGACCCCCTAACCCCGTATCGTAAAAAGATCGGCATGGCCCGCGGGGCCCTCGAACGGATGGCGTCAAAAGGCGAGCTCGAGGCAATAGATTCCGGGTTTGATGATGTTGTGCAATCCCTGGCCCAAAGTTTCGAGAATAAAAAGGATCCGGAGAATTACGATCCGCCGGGCGAGATCTCGGACGGCAAATGGTTTGATTTTCTGGCCTACCTGGTTAGAACCGGCAAGCCCGGATCGAATTGGGCGGCCACTATCTTTAAAAACATTCATGCCCGCAAAAACCAGATCCGGACCGACCTGGGCAAAAACTTTTTAACGTGGCAGCAATTAGTTCCCGAGGGCTACACACAATGGAAACCGGAACCAGGTAAAGGCGGGTTTTGGGTTAATACGATCACCGATGGTATGTTGAGGGCGGTGGTTGCCGGCGAGGCGGAGCTCAAAGAGGAAAACGTCAAACAGGCGTTGGCCAAAGGACAGGAATTAGTTTGGGTGTTGCCGACCGGCCTGGCTGAAACCTTAGACAATTTCAGGCCTCCGCCAACGGATAAGGCCCTGGGGCAGATATCAGAGGCGGCGTTACGGGCCTGGAAACAGTATATTCTAATCAACCCAATGCGCGTGCTCAAATACAATTTAAACAATATGAGCGGTGACTTGGATATCGTCCTGGCCTATAACCCGAAAATTCTAAAGGGGATGAAACAATCTCTTAGGGATCTCAGGGCCTTTGACAAGGGCAAGGCAACCGGCAAACTAAAAGCGGAGCTCGATCAGGCGCGTAAGTTGGGCGTGATAGGATCCGGATGGAGCGTGCAAGAGGTTGAGGATATCACCAAACAAATGGGCCTCGATAAATTTGTGCGCGGCATTATCATGGGCGAAAAGCCCAATCTGGCCGTTAGGTGGTGGGAAAAGTCGAAAAATTTGACAACCTTGCGCGAGAACCTCTTGCGATTGGCATCTTTTAGGCACTTCCAAAAAGAAATAGCGGCCGGCAAAACCGTTTATGGCGCGAGCAAGCCGGTTGAAATAGACGCCATCAAAGACGATACCGAGCGGGCGGCGAAATTGGCCCGGGAACTGGTGGGTGATTATGGGAATATCTCTCAATCCGGCCAATACTTGCGCAAGCGCATGATGCCATTCTGGTCTTGGATTGAGATTAACAGCCCCCGGTATGCCTATATGTTGCGAAATGTCCGCTATGAGGGCCGCGAGGTCGGATCCCGGCCGCTTGCGATCGCATCTAAAAAGGCGGTAACAAAGGCGGTCGGTTTTGGAATCAAGGCCACAATGCTTTATACCCTGGTCCAATTATGGAATATGCTCTTATTCCCGGACGAGGAAAAGGAGTTTGGCGAGGCCGGGCGCCGGCAGCTGCATTTGATTTTAGGCCGGCGATCAGACGGCACGATCCGGTCCGTTCGGTTCCAGGGCGCGTTATCAGATACCCTATCCTTTTTCGGCCTCGAGGACTTCCCGGACGATATCAAGGATCTGGCCAAAGGCAAAAAGACGCCTCTCGATATGATGAAAGAGGCCGGGATCGCGTTTGTGACCCGGGGGATCCACGCCCTCCGGCCCGAGCCAAAAATGCTTTTTGAAACCTTAACCAAGCAAACGACCTTTCCGGATCCGTTTAGCCCGAGGCCCATACGGGATACCACAGAGCACATACTCCGGACGTTCAGCCTTGATAAGATTTACAAGCGC